GGAAAAAACACATGGTTTGGTCAAGATCGAGCCATGACATTTACTGCGTTCGAAATTCATAAAGATTTAGTGAACAAAGAAGGTTTTGACCCTAAATCCGATGAATATTATGCTGAAGTAGATAAAAGAATTCGTGTTGACTTTCCGCATAAATTTGGTAAAACAAATACAGAACAGACGAGTAAACCTACACAAAACGTTGCTTCTGCAACGCGTAGTTCAAAGACTGGTCGCAGAACTGTGAAGCTCACATCATCACAGGTTACAATAGCAAGAAAACTAGGTGTGCCATTAGAAGAGTATGCAAAACAATTAATCACGAAGGAGGTATAAGCATATGACAAATAATAAACCAACTCGTGCGAGCCAAACGAATAAAAGTGATTCAACGAAAGTTGAAACACAAGCATCAAAGGCTACGCCTAAAATGCAAACAAAAGTTTGGACTCTACCTGGTTACTTAGATACGCCCAACGCGCCAAACGGATACCGACACAGATGGGTCAGGATTGAAACGTTAGGAGTTCCCGATACTAAAAATGTACAAGGACGATTAAGGTCCGGGTATGAATTAGTAAGAACGGATGAATATCCAGATGGATCATTTCCCGCTATCACGGACGGCAAATACGCTGGGGTTATAGGTCACGGAGGCCTTGTGCTGACAAGGGTACCTGAAGAGATCGCGCGACAACGTGAAGCTTATTTTCAAAAACAAGCTCAAGATCAGGTTGACGCAGTAGATAACGATCTTATGAAGGAACAGGATAATAGAATGCCTATCGATATCGATAAGCAGTCTCGTACCTTCGGTGGCAAACGATAGTTAAAAAATTTTAACGATCCTAACCAACGATTTAACAATAACAGTAGAACTACGTATAGTAGTTTTACATAAGGAGAAAAATATGGCTAATCAATCTACAACCGGGTTCGGTTTAAGACCAATTAGAATGGTGGGTCAAAGTGATAATAACGGCGGTTTAGGAGAATGGAAGAAAGCAGCGTCAACTACTGCAATCAACCATCAGGACTTAGTATTATTAGCAGCTACAGGTTACGCAACCGTAGGAACGGCAGGTGCCGGGGTGCTAAATCAACTAGGTTCATTAAACGGCAGTTTCTACACTGACCCAAGTACAAGCAAGCCGACTTGGTCGCAATATGCGCCCAATAACGCTGCAACTGATATGACTTGTCTAGTAAATGACAATCCACAGCAGATGTACGAAATGAGAACAACAATAACGACACTTACTCAGGCTGACGCAGGAGCTACTGCACCAATAGTAGCAACAGCTGGTTCTGGAACCCCTAATTTTTTATCGGGCTACACAATCGGCGCTGTGACAACTGTTGTAAATCAGTTAAAGTTGATCGGAATAACTAGAGATACCGAAAACAATACATTAGATGAATCAGGAAGCATCTGGCGTGTTATGCTTTCGAGTCATATTCTAGGTAACAACGTAGTAGGTATATAAGGAGATAAATTATGGCTATATCACGAAACCAACTAGTTAAAGAACTAGAGCCAGGATTGAATGCTTTATTCGGCCTGGAATACAAACAGTATGAAAATCAGACTTCTGAAATTTATACTACTGAGTCATCTGACAGAGCTTTTGAAGAAGAAGTTATGTTGTCAGGTTTCGCATCGGCAAGAGTAAAACCAGAAGGTTCTGGCGTAGCTTTTGATAATGCGCAAGAAACTTTCACAGCTAGATACACTAACGAGACAGTTGCTCTCGCTTTTGCTATCACTGAGGAAGCTATTGAAGATAACCTGTACGATAGAATTGCTTCTAGATACACAAAAGCACTAGCAAGATCTATGGCGAGCACAAAACAAGTTAAAGGCGTAGCTCCATTAAACAATGGAATGCCAACTGGTACATATCTCTCTGGAGATAACGTAACTTTATTTAACGGTTCTCACCCTACACTTGCTGGAACTTTCAGTAATACATTAGCAACAGCTGCTGATTTAAACGAAACTTCATTAGAACAAGCATTGATTGATATCGCTGCTATGACTGATGAAAGAGGTTTAAAAATTGCTGCAAAAGGAACTAAGATGATTGTTCCTTCTGCATTACAATTTACTGCTGAGAGATTGATGAAATCTCAAGGTAGAACGCAGACAGCTGATAATGATATCAACGCAATCAGATCTATGGGGATGATTCCTCAAGGATATTCAGTTAATAATTATTTAACTGATAGTGATGCGTGGTTTATCATTACAGATGTTCCTAATGGTATGAAGCACTTTAACAGAGCACCTCTTACAACTAAGATGGAAGGGGACTTTGATACCGGCAATGTAAGATACAAAGCTAGAGAAAGATACGTTTTTGGCGTTTCTGACCCTAGAGGTATTTTTGCATCACCAGGTGCTTAATCAGTAATAAACTATTTTTTATGAAAGATAAAAAAACCATGAAGAATTTCTTAATTAAATGTGGCGGAACTGTGTCCCGCCACAAAATTATTTAAATATTACGCACCCGGAGATGAGAAAATACCTCTAGGGTCAGAAACGCCAAAAACGTATCTTTCTCTAGCTTTGTATCTTACATTACCAGTATCGAAATCACCTTCCATTTTAGTAGTCATGGGAGCTCTTTCGAAATGTTTCATACCATTTGGCACATCTGTTTTAATGAACCAAGCATCAGTGTCTGTTAAATAATTATTAACAGAATAACCTTGAGGAACCATTCCTAAAGATTTGATTGCATTGATATCATTATCAGCAGTTCCAACTCTACCAGCAGAAGCCATAAGTCTTTCAGCTGTGAATTGTAGTGCAGATGGGATGATCATTTTCATACCCTTAGCCGCGATTTTTAAACCTCTTTCATCAGTAAGCGCAGCAATGTCAATCAAAGCTTGCTCTAATGAAGTTTCGTTTAAGTCAGCAGCAGTAGCTAGTGTGTTCGAAAACGTTCCAGCTAGTGTTGGGTGTGACGCGTTAAATAAAGTTACATTATCCCCTGAAGTAAATGTTCCAGTAGGTTGACCATTATTTAATGGTGATGCACCTTTAACTTGTTTAGTTTGAGCCATAGATCTTGCTAAAGCCTTAGTGTATCTAGAAGCCAGTCTGTCGTATAGATTGTCTTCAATAGCTTCCTCAGTGATAGCAAAAGCGAGAGCAATTGTCTCGTTAGTGTATCTAGCTGTGAAAGTTTCTTGAGCTTGATCATATGCAACACCTGAACCTTCCGGTTTAACTAGTGCTTGAGAAAAACCTGACAACATAACTTCTTCTTCAAAAGCTCTGTCAGATGACTCAGTTGTATAAATATCAGTTGTCTGATTTTCATACTGTTTGTATTCCAGGCCGAATAAAGCATTCAATCCTGGCTCTAACTCTTTTACGAGTTGGTTTCTTGATATAGCCATATTATATACCTACCTCGTTATTACCTAGAATATGATTAGAAATCATGACTCTCCAGACACTTCCTGCAACGGAAACGTCTTGATTTTCAGTATCTCTAGTTATTCCAAGCAGCTTTAACTGATTTACAACAGCTGTAGCCACGCCGATTGTGAAACCCGATAAAAAATTCGGTGTTCCAGAACCTGCTGTTGCTACTATTGGTGCAGTAGCTCCTGCGTCTGCCTGTGTAAGTGTTGTTAACGCTGTTCTCATTTCAAACATTTGTTGTGGATCATCATTGATCAAACAAGTCATGTCTGTTGCCGCATTATTGGGCGCATATTGCGACCAAGTGGGCTTACTTGTACTTGGGTCAGTATAAAAACTGCCGTTTAACGAACCTACTGCATTTAGCACTCCTGCACCTGCTGTGCCTACTGTGACATAGCCTGTATTTGCTAAAAGAGTTAGATCCTGATGATTGATTGCTGTTGTTGACGCAGCTTTCTTCCATTCACCTAAACCACCGTTATTATCATTCTGACCTACCTTTCTAATTGGTCTCAGTCCGAAACCAGTTGTAGATTGATTTGCCATTGTGTTATCTCCTTATGTGACCTGTCCTTGCGGACCTCCAGTCACGATTAATGTTATCCGTTGGTTTGATGAGTTAAAATTTTTTAACTTTTCTTGCCACCGAAGGTTGTACGAG